CTAGGGTAATCATCGACATACCGTGCTTCTGGCCCATCTTTGCCTTCTGAACCACGCCCCTAGCCCCGTCATCTTCGTTGAAATAGATGACATCTGAGCCTTTAATGAGGTTGTTGCGGATGGATTTAAACAGGCTACCCAGCACCCAGACCGTCTTACCGGCCCCAGAAGGCGCGTAGACGAGCGTTACGGTTCCGGTGGTAATCATGCCTGAGATAACTTCGCGTTCGTTAGCGAGCCTCTCCTCAAGCTCTGCGAGGCGATGGTGGGTACTAGCAGCTTGGAGCCGCTGTAGGCTGGATAATGGTTCGTTTATATACTTATCGTATCGTCGGGGCTTTTCTTCTAATAACTTTTTGTATTCTTCTGCAGGGTTGTACGTTTCATTCATTTCTGCGTACATGGCTTGCATGGACGCGATGAATTCATCATCTCTGACTGTCACTGCCTATCCCTTTTCGTTGAGCGGAACCTACAACTCTGAATCAGCCGCTCTAGCTTGTCAACAAATTGCTTACCTTTTTTAAAGATCGCTAGGCTTGTAAACTTGCATCAACTTGCGTTAAAATCCGTTTAGGTCAACAAAGAAGGGTAGAAGTATGGCTGATAAGAGCAAAGGTGAAGTAGAGATCCACGGCAAGATTTACTTGACTGTTGCCAGAAGGATTGATGATTTCAGAAAGTCGGAAGAGTTCAAGGGCTGGTCGATTGAAACAGGACTGGTTAGTGCTGAAGATTCAATGGTCGTGATGAAGTCAACCATTAAGGATAATCACGGCAGGGTTGTAGCCACTGGGTACGCTGAAGAAAACCGCAGCTTTGGAAAGATTAACAAGACCTCTGCGCTAGAGAATGCTGAAACGTCAGCGGTCGGCAGGGCCTTGGCGTTCCTGGGGCTAGGCGGTAGTGAGATAGCCAGCGCCGATGAAGTATCCACAGCGATTGCACATGGTTCGGTGAAGGATGCGATGGAACCGATTCTGAAGCACAACGATGTGGTCAGGGAAAACATTGACTCTATTCACTTCATCAAGGAGTACATCAAAACCGGCGATGTTGCCGGAGTTGCACAGATATGGATGGAGTTGTCTAACGAGATAAAAGAAGCCTTATGGGTCGCCCCGACAAAGGGCGGCGTATTTACCACAGAAGAACGGGCTTTCTTAAAGTCTGACGAATTTGCACAAGCCAGGAAGGAGGCTGCATGAGCGACGATCGAGATTTCGTTAACGGGATGATTGTTAAAAAGCCCAATAGTAATGCTCCAGATTGGGTGAAAGCCAAGGTGTCTATTAAGCTTGATGACTTCAAAGGTTATATTGGCGGATTTGTCAAAGCCAACCCTGATGACGAATGGATAAACATCGACATCAAAGAATCACAAAAAGGCACTTGGTACGCCGAACGTGATACATGGAAGCCTGAGAAAAAGGCTTCTGCACCCGCAGCTGAGGAAACAGACGATATTCCTTGGTAAACTTAACCGCCGCTACGTGACTCCTGTAGGCGGCACTTTTGCCCAGACCCCAAGAGCTGGGCTTTTTTTGAGGTAAAACTATGTCTGACAAATACGTTTATTGGCGCGAACTGGGCGACATGTTCAAAGCCTATACCGCACCCAAACTCTGCCGCGTTCTGGATGCCAACGGTATACCCTACAGGATGGACGCCAAAAACAAGCCAATGGTGGAGCGGGTGCATGTTGATTCTACTGCTGATGCTGGCGGCGAAACCATTAGCGCCGCTCAAGCAATGGATAATATGGAAACCCTGATTGAAGAGTTCCCTACCAGCGTTACGGTAACGTCAGAGTGAAAAAGGATCGGGGCGGTTGGCTGTCGGATATCCCCGAATGGCTACCGCCCTTAATCCTGGTTTCGGCTATATCGCTTTATTTTTGGTGGGGTAGCTGGTAGGAAGGGCGGCGTTTTGTCTACAGGTGCCGCTGACCTGCCAACAGGCAACAAGGGGATGCCTTAGACACTTATAAGTCTATCATCTTTTGTTGTTGTTTAAACATTTATACAAACGCTACGAGAAATAGCAGGGCTGCTAAAAACACTAACAGCCCCGACATAACCCCAACAATAGTCAGCAGCGCCTTTTCTGTTGCGTTGCTATACATCGCCGTGATCCGTCCAGTGGTAATCGCTGCCATCGATCTCGTCGCGTATCAACTGCTCAATATACGATTGATCAAAGCAACTGGTCACGTTTACTGTCTGAATTACCCCCGCAACGCGCATAAGCACTTTTTCTAGCTCAAACGCGCCAAAAGGTGCTGATTCATCTGGCGGCAGCACTTCGTAATGTATATCTATGTCACAAATGCCAAAGCCAACCCCGCTATTATCAAAACAGTCTAGCTCCGCGCTTAAAACGTGCTTACCAATAATGCTAGCGACACCCATATCACACCCCCGCCTTTATGCTGTGCTGGACTGCCTCCAAATGCATCAGGGCTAGGTCAAGCCCCACCTCTTTACCTCGCAGATAGCCCTCCCCAGCTCTATCTTCTTGGGCCATAGCTTTCTGTAAATCTAGCACGGTCGTTTGATGAAGCTCTTTTACCCTTCTGATAGACCAATCAACCGAGCTTAATAGATCAAACCTTTCATCAGTATTCATTCTTCACCCCTGCCCATATATAAGATGCCGCTAGCGCTATCGTATTCAATGTGATCGTCTTGAGCTATGGACTCAAACAGCGCCCTAGTCTGCAGTTCAATAAAAGATGCAACTTCAGCGTGTGAAGCCCTGCCCTCCCTACCAAAATAATTATTGATGTCGCGCCGTGCCTCCGCGCCTACATCAAAAACAATTTTTACTTTCATTGCTTCGCCTCCCTAAGACAGTCAGCCCATTGCTGCACGTCTGTTTCATCTGCTAGCCAATCCCACTCAGTCTCACCTATGGCGTCACAGGCTACTTCGTAAGCCGCCTCCCAATCGCCACAGTTCCCAATACAAACCAATCGACCCCTTACCAATGCAAACCAGTTCATTGTTTCACTTCCCCTCGCAGAATGTCGGCGGCTTCCATCAAAGATAGACGCACCTGCGCGATTGTGTCGCTTTGTTCTACCTTTGAAAGCCTGTCAATCGTGCTGGCTAAATCGGCACAAGCCTCTTGCAAGCGTAGGCGGTCGCTTTTTGGCTGTTCTTGCACATACGGGAACAACTGTCGCGCAATCGTCCGAACGTCCTCCGCATGGACTAAATCCAGGCTTTTGAATGTGTCGTGTATGTGTTCGTAGACTACCTGTGCCTCTGACTTGCAAAGCCAAGGCGCAGACTTTGAGACGTATTGAAGTGAATAAACGGTCATAACTCTTTTCCCCTTTGTTGATGTTTTTAAAGTTTACCAATGTTTACCACTGAAATCCAGCAGACTCTACCGCTTCGCGGAACTCTGCCAGCAGTCCGTCGAGTCTGGCGGTCAGCGCCTCTTTGCTCTGCAACTGCTCAAGCGTGGCGTCTGGCCAGTTTGCCGCGCGTCTAGCGGCTTCAAGGTCTGGGGTTTGGGGGTCGCCCTTCCAATCCGTTGCGCTGGCAAAGTAAGTCGTGTTAGCGACGTAGTGCATCGGGCCATCAGTGGATACCAAATGCCATCGGATCAAATGGGCGAGCTCTGGAAAATGTTCGCGGATCTCATCATGTAAGCATCCGCCCATATCAATATGGCGTCCGCGTATGTCTGCGGTAATGGCAAACGTATTGTGTCCGTTGCCGCATTCATCATCAAATCGCACTTGCACGGTCATCTTGCAGTCTTTGCCGTCAATATCGACGTGCTTGGTAAAATGTTGCTTTTGGTCTTTTGTTAACGTGGTCATGGTTCTTTCCCCTTGTGTGTTGTTTGGGATAATTCCCGCAATACCCCCCTAAAGAGAGGGGCATTACGTGAAGCATCCTAGTGAGTATTGAAAACGGTTAGCACCCCCTTCACGCAATCCGCACCCAGGGAGTTGATGTCGTTAGTGTGCCGAAAGCTGGGGTCATCTAAACAGTCAAAACACAAAACCCGTCCGCCCTGACCATTAGGCAGCGACTCTATAAAGGCGTCTACCGCTTCGATGTCCTCCACACTCAGACCATCGGCCTCGCCATATTCAATATAAGTCAATGCCCATGTTGGGATGTCGTATGTGTATTCTTCGCAAGCACTAAGCCCGCCCGCCTTAATCTCATCTATTGTCATTTCTGTGTCCCCTTGATTAGATGCCGTAGGCAGGGTTCGGATCTGCGCCAATTTTGCGGCGTAGCTGGCTTGATAGCTTCATCAAATGCCGCACCACTGTTTTGTCGCGTCTTGTCTCTGCCTCTTGTTCGTGTAACTTAATCGCCAACTCAACAGCATTTATGGCGATAACAATTGCTTCTTCTCTTGGTGTTTCGTTCATTGCCTTTCTCCCTTAAGTGTTGGTGTTACTGCCCAGAAAGCCCGCGCGGCGTCATCCGTTGCGGGCTGCGGGTTTGGTTGTGTTTAGGCAAATTCCGCTATTGCCTGATTCATTAGCACGCGCATCTCCTCCTGGTACTCCTGGTGTCGCGGAACAAAATCCTCGCAAATGCGTCCGGCATCTATTAGCGCGACAATTTGCGCTTCGGTCGCGTAGTAAAGCGCGTCCCATTGGCCACCGTTTAAGTCGGCCGCGATTGCGTCCAAGGTTACCGGCTGGCCGCTCTCAATCTGCGTTTCTGTCATGCTCATTGTTGACCCCTCTTTATTGGTCGGCGCATTAGCGCGTCCGATGGGTTGAGTATAAGGCCACAAGGTATGAAAAAGAACCCCCATTTTTAGAATGTTTTGTAATGTTTGGTAGTGTTTATATAACCTTACTCCCCGGTGTACTGATCCCACAATTGCTAGACTTTGGTCGCTGTATGGGTGCTATATCGACACCCACACTCCACTTTCTCCGTTCTACTTCGACACCCAGCACCATTGGGGTTCTGTTTTGGAACCTGCCAGGTTCTACTTTGGAACCTAGTCCGTGCCAGTTTGGAACTTAGTCCGTACCGTTTTAGAACTCGCCGGCAGTTCGTTCCGGATTGGAACTGACGGGGGGGAGGGGGGTAGCTGTGTCGTTATTATTATTGTACCCACCCACCCACAAAAAAAGCGGAAACTGGGGGGTATTGCATTCCTCAAATACTTGTATAGGATAGGGAGGGAAAGGCGGGCTAAACTATATATTTATTTTGAGGACAGAGTTATGGCTGAAGAACATACGGTTGAGTATAGGTCTATTGACTATTATTCGATGTGCGAGAAGTCCAAGGCAAAGATCAAGGCCATGCAGGATGCGGGCTTTTCTACGCCTTATGATGCTAAATCGTCCCCTGAAGAGACAGAGATGCCCAAGATGGGTGGTTATTCCATCATGATGATGGGTAAATAGTTCTATTAGGTGGATGACTGCCCTGTTCAGAGCGATGTAGAGTCTGCCATAGACTTTACCTGGGAGATATTATTCTTATCGCCTTGGGAACTGGTGTATATTGGCATCCCTATGTCTGTGCTGGCGTTTTATGTATTGACGATCTACGCCATATTTAAAGCAATACAAAAGAAGTATTCGTAAAGGATCTTTGAATGGAGAAGGTCAACCAGTACAGGGTCGTTAAGGATTACTATCTGCCAAACGACAAAGAAACATGGGATGTCAAAGAATGGCACGACCATGAAGTATTTGATAACTTTCAAGACGCTTGGGCAAAAATGAAAAGACTAATGGGCTACGGCCTATTGAGCTGCACAGATATGTGGTGGCTTGATAGAAAAGGCGAGGATTTTGATATTCCAGACCAAAACCGATCCCGTAAGTTGCCTTGGCGCGTTGAGTGGCTGTAATTGATTTTTGTGCCACTTGTGACACTTATGCCACTTGTTTAGACAAGACCAGCGTAATCCGTATAAGCACTTACTAACCTTGGAGGCCGCATGGATACTGATCCTAGCGATAACCTTGAAGAAAAACCCAGACGTCGTGGTGGCCCTACCAGGGCTGAAATAGACAGCAAAACTGCCAAAAGACATAACTCAAAGGGTGGTCGTGGCAAAATAGGCCGTCCCAAGGGTGATGCTGGCATTATCAACGAATACAAGGCTCGTATGCTGGCTTCTCCTAAGTCCCGTAAGGTCTTGGACTCTATTTTCAATGCCGCGATGGATGATGACCACAAGAATCAGGCTGCGGCTTGGAAGCTGGTTATGGATCGAATCTTACCTGTAGCCGCATTTGAAAAGGATATTGTCCAAAACGGGGGCAAATCCGCTATTCAAATCAATATCACGGGTGTCGGCGGTACTGAAATATCCCAATCAGAGCCTACAACCATCAATCAAACCACTATTGACGGCAATTCCGGTGAAATACTTCAAGATTGAAGAGTTTGACTGCCAAGAAACCGGCAATAACGAAATGAACCCCCTGTTTCTGGAGCGTTTGGATGAATTACGGGCTAAGTGTGGCTTTCCCTTTACAATTACGTCTGGCTACCGCGACCCCAAGCACTCAATAGAAGCCAAAAAAGAAAGACCCGGTACTCACACTCAAGGGATTGCAGCGGATATTAAGGTCAACAACGGCGCTGAACGCTTTATTTTGCTTAATTACGCCTTTGAAATGGGCTTTTCGGGCATTGGTGTAGCAAAAACCTTTATCCATGTTGATATACGAGACTTAAACGCAGTAGTGTGGCTTTACTAATGACCCCTGAACAGCTAAATGCATGGCGAATAATCCCAAGATTGTTAATGTTTGCAATGATTGCCATGACTTATCGTACTGTGGAGTGGTTTATGTCCCTACCTGACCCTAATCCGGAGCAAGCTGCACTAGTTTCGGTCATGACAGGGGCATTAACTGGTGCGTTTGGTCTATTTTTGGGCAAAAAAGAATAATGGCTGAACTCAATGTCAGTCTATTGCCGTGGCAG